CGCGTTTGTATTCCTCGACGAAGCCAGCGGCCTGGCTCATGATGAGTTTTTTCCTGTCATCATCATTGAATTCTGGCGCTTTTGGCAGCGTAGCGACGGTCGGCAATGGCGCCATTTCATCTGGCATATCGTCATCCTTTCTGTGCAGCCAACTCGGTACCAGTGAGTGCAATGCGTTCATCGTTGCCTCCTCGGGTTCATGGCTTATCCTTCAATGCACGGATTGCTGCGGCGATAGGACTTGGGCCAACGTACTGAATATTCCCAAATCCTTCCGCCACCTGTGCACAGCGTTCGATGGTGTCATTTTCAAAGTCTTTGAATATGCGGTCTAATGGCCCAGCCCCCGCAGCGGCGGTGAGGGCGGTCAGAATGGCTTCTGACCCAATACTAATTCCATGTTTTTCAAACACCGCTTTTAGCGCCGCCTCTATCTGTGCTCTGGTTAGTTCGGTCATGGCTTGTCCTTCAAGAGCTTGCCTGATTGCCAGAATTTCCATCTGTAATTGTTTTGATTCGGTCATTGCTGTCCCCTCAGCATTTGTGTTCCGACCATGCAGTGTGTCATCAGTCGGTCGCCTTCCTGCTCGTCGCCGGAAATCGAATACAACGCCAGCGACACCAGGACCGGATCGATGTGATAGCTCTGCCACCATGTTCTTTCAGACATCGCGTGCTGTTCCTCGTGATGACGTCGACATAGCGGCAAGGTGAAGCGATCGTCGGCCTTCATGCCGATATTGCTCGACATCGGCTTGAGCACGCGCGCATCGGCGTATTTGATGTGCGCCGGATCGCACGGTGAACTGCCGCAGATAATGCATGCTCGCTCCCTGACGAAGGCGAGGTGCTTGGCGTTCTCTCTGCGCGGGCGGCGTTGCATCACTGGCCCTGCTTCCACATTTCGTATTGTGCGAGGAGCGCATCGAAGCGCTGCAGCGCATCCTTGTCGGTGGAGAGTTCCTTGCGGCTGTCGACGTTGAGCAGGGCACGCATGGCATCGGCCGCCCTCACCTTCCCTTCGCCGAGCCCGCCCGCCCAGTGTGTCGGATATGCCTTGCTCAAGAAGGTCTGGAACGCCGGCTCGCCGCAGGCTATCGCCGCGCGCATGACATTAGCGTTCTGCCGGCGCTTGCTCTTGAACTCGGGGTCCGCCGGCTTCGGCTGTTCGTTATCGTCGATTTCCTGAAACGCCAGAGCAAAGCGGGAATTGAGCTTCGCCACGAGCAGGTGCTCGGGGAAGTGCTCGGGCTGGATGCGGAAGGTTACAACAATTCCCTCCGGTTCCTGCTTGAGCGCAATCTTGATCGCCTCGACCGCTTCGCTCATTCTGCTGCCGCCTCTTCCAGCGTGGCGCGCAGGTCGAACTTGGTGCGCATGGCCGCGACGATCGTCGCTAGTTCTTTGTTGAATGTTTTGACTGCCTGGGCGAGTTGGGCGATGTATGGCTCGTCACGATAAATGCGCGTAATGTACGGCCGGCGCTTCGGCCAGTAGATCATCAGATCACACCACTCGCGGTCGCCACTGACCCAAAGCATGCCCTGGATCTGTGCCGTGAACTCCGGCGGATGACCGCCAGTGAGCAAGTGCCGTATCCATAGTCGCGGCAGCATGGTCTTGATTTCGAGTATGCCATTTGTTCCTATCAGCGCATCGGGACTACCACCGGCACCGACTGTATGATTTTTGATAAAGCCGACGCACTGCGGAATGACATCGTTCTCAAGCGCGTAGATCGAACGTGCTTCGGCCTCCAGCAATTTTCCGCGCTCGATGTGTTCATTGGTAAACCCAAATCCATCTAGCGGGTCTTCGTAGACTACCTCGTCGGCAAGTTGATAAAGGTAGGCGAGGCGGGTTTTGCTTTCCGCATCACCTCGTCCCTTGGCCAATAAAGCGCTGAACCGAGAGCAAGTAGGGATACCGGCACGAGCCAGATACCACTCAGGACTCGATTGCTCTACGTCGATGATCTCGATGTTCATCGGCTGACCTTCTTTTCTATCTGCCGACGCAGATATCCCATGGCGCTGTCGAATTTAACTGCCATGATATCGCTGACGCTGCTGGCCCCGGCGAGATCGAGAAACTTCTCCACAGCGATGTGTTTATGATGCAGCAGGATCTTGTTGATCTGGTCGGCCTGCTCTTCCGTAATCACCGCCGGGCCCACCAATCCCTTGCCATTGGCGCCGCGGCCATCGTCATCCTTGGCAGCAGCAAGCCCGAGGGCGGCCTTCAGCGTATAGCGCTGCAGGTAAGTCACGGCGCTGCCGATGGCCTGGATCGGGTTCTTCGAGCCCGAGGTGTCCGGCGCGGCCGACAACTTCGCGGCCTCTTCCGAATAGCCGTCGGCATGGCCAACCACGCAGATGGCGGTGACGAGATTGTTGTCGCTGTTGACCTTGAACCTTACCCACAAGCCGTGCGTGGCGAGGGCGGGATCTACCGCGGCCAGTAATTCGGCCAAATCCTCATGCTTGTATGTTGTCTTGCCATAGCCCACCGTGACGTTTTTCAAGATCTCCGGCGGGTTGGACTTGAAGTGCGCGATCGCCACGTTAAAGGCCTTCTTGGCCTGCGTGGCCTCCCAGCGCTCCTGCATCGCGAGTAGCCGCTCGATCACTTCGATGCTTGCACCGGATGCAATTGCCTGCTCAAGCAGTTTTGGTGGCGATTGCATCATTGTCACTACGTTGTTGTCAGTCATTTTTGCCTCCGTTCGAATTCAGCAAAGTGAAGATCCTCAAAATATTCTGCGCGCTCGTCGAGCAGGCGGTCGAGGTCATCGAGTGCCTCCTGCTCGGTCTTGCCCCAGCCCATCATGTGAAACTCGGCGGCACCGTCATAGGTGTCCTCATCGACCGCGGTCCACTCGCCGCCACGCGGCGTAGGATGAAACTCGGTTTTGATTTTCATGTCAGTCTCCCAGCAGCTCTTTCAGCGTTGCGTAAAGGTTCGCGGGATTGTCCATGCGGACGGCGACAACGCCCGCGGGCAGGTTCGCGGATGTCTCGCGGCGCTGCAGTTCTTTGAGGATCGATGAGATCAGGTCGAGCCCCTGCGCGATCTCGTCCAGCGATGCGCCGTTGCGGATCAGGCCCCATGCCTCGCGGATGTGGTAGGCCAGTTCGTAATCGTCTTGGCTGCGGATGGTCATTTTTGCCTCTCGTTGTTCATGTCGCAATATGCGCCCCGCATAATCACACGTCAAGCGTATTGACGATGATTTCACAAAAATATATGCTTAGCGCATAGAGCGTAACAGGAGCACCAATATGGCGAAGGTCGACAAAGGCCTTGCTACTGCCCTTAGGAAGGCGCGTGCGAGGCTGGGCGAGACGCAGGCACAGTTCGCCGCGCGTATGGGAGTCAATCAGGCCACGATCTCACGCTGGGAGGTGGATGGGCCGCGCACCGGGCCAAGCAAGGCCGCGGCGAGACACATTCTGTCCAGCGTGGAGCACATCTTCGGATCGCCAGCCCGATAGGTAAGACGGATATACAAAAAGTGTTCTGACACAGTGTCAGGTCCGTGACACAATCGAATGGGGGTTTACGATGCTGGACGACACGATCGTCTGCACGACTGCACTTGAGGTAAGGCTCCTCGCCGCGCTAGTGCAGGAGCGCCGGAAGCTCTCGCGCCAGATCAAGCCGCCGGACCCAGCCCGCATCATCAAATTCCGGCCTGTGGCACATCACATCCCGCCATGGCCGCCGGCGGATTTCATCGGTCCATTGGAGCAGTACGGCCCGCCCCGTCCCGCGGGGCACGGTTGGCGCCCGGCCGAGAACGCCTCGTGCGCCGACATCCTGGCGGCGGTGGCGCAGCGGTGGCGCGTCACGGTGATGGACCTGCGTTCGGATCGGCGCTCTTGGGACATCATGGTCCCGCGCCACGTCGCGGTCATGCTGTGCAAGACGGTCACGACGTTGTCTTTCCCGACGATCGGGCGTGCCTTTGGCGGCCGCGACCACACCACGATGCTGCACGCGGCGACGCGCTACGAGTGGCTGCGGCGCGAGCTAGTCGCGATCCTTACGCCGCAGGATCCGCTGACCCTGTGGGTGCGCGAGGCCTACGATCATGCACGGCGTGGGCCTGTGCAAAACCATGAAAACCCACGTTTTGCTGGTGACAAACCAAAGGAACAGGTTCTAGTCTGGCCCTTCGGCGGCTAGACCGTCGCGCCGGGACAGCGGCTTGCTACCGTTGCCCGACCTTCACGGGCTTACCGGCACCTTTCCCTCCAGCCCTTGAAGGGGGCTCTAGATGACCAAATTTCTTCGTATTAAAAATTGGCATCAATTCCAGCACTACAAGAAACGCAACCCGCCTTGGATCAAGCTCCACGCCCGTCTCCTGCATAGTCCAGACTGGATTTGCCAGACCGATGCTGGCCGGTTGTCCATGGTATGCTGCATGCTTGTCGGGGCGATGTATGAGGGATGTGTGCCAGATGACCCCGTATTGATCAAGAATGTGTGTCACATAGACTGGCGTGTCGATTTAAAGTCATTGATAAAATGCGGCTTTTTAGAAAAAGTGCTAGCAGATGCTAGCACCGTGCAAGCAAATGCTCCCTCTAAGACAGAGACAGAGACAGAGACAGAGGAGAGACAGAGAGAGAGAGGCAAACGCGCGCAAAAATGCGCGCTCCCCGGAGACTGGCAGCCCACCGATGCCTTGGTTTCCTACGGCCTAGAAAGAGGACTTACGACGCAGCAAGTGAAAGACGCTGCCGAGACGATGAAGTCCTGGGCCAGTGAGAACTCTGAAAATCCCAAAGGCAGAAAGAAAAACTGGACGCAGGCCTTCGAAGGCTGGCTGCGCCGCGATGCTGAACGGTTGAGCAAAGGAAACGGACATGGACCAGGACGACCGCGAGCACTTCAAGACGATAGCCTCAGCGCTTCCCGCGCGGCAGCAAGACTTGCAGAAAAAGCCGAACGGGGAGAGTTCGCATTCGGGCCGCGGCCCGGCAGCGTTTTGCCTGCGCCGAGCCGAACTGATGTTGTCGTGTTATCGAAAAGACGAGACGCATAACCCAGAGATATACAGCGCAGCGATTGCTGCCGTGATGGGAGAATATTCGGAGGCAGTGGTCGAATACGTGACCGATCCACGTACCGGCTTGCCGAGCAGGCAGAAGTTTCTGCCCAACGTGGCAGAGGTGCGCGAGGCGCTCGATGCGCGAGCAGCAATCGTTCATCGGTCGTCCACTTACGAACAGCGTGTGGCCGAGCAATTGCGCCTGACCGAGGAATGGAAAAATCGAGTGCCCTCTGAACGGCTGAAGGCCGCCGGGCGTGCCTGGCTCGATCGCACTGACCCGAAGGCGCGGCAGTTGTCTGGGGATACGCGCCGTGAACGTCCTTGACCTATTCAGCGGCATAGGAGGATTTTCCCTTGGCCTCGAACGAGCCGGAATGCGCACCGTCGCCTTCTGCGAGATTGATCCCTATTGCCAGCGCGTATTGCGAAAGCACTGGCCAGATGTCCCTGTTTTCGGAGATGTACGAGAGCTCACCGGCGAAGTTATTGCCGACACCATCGGCGGTGTCTTACGGGAGCAATCAGGGCGGCGGGATGGGTCGTGTGGGGCCGGTGCGGCTGAGTTTGGAGACGATGGCGCGGCGGCAGATGTGGCCGACACCGCAGCGGCACGATGCAACGGGAGGTCGAGGCAAGAACAATCTGTTCGCGGACGGCCACTATTATCCGCACGATTTAGCGGATGCGGTCAAACCAGAGTGGACCTTATCTGCGGCGGCTTCCCCTGTCAGGACATCAGCGTCGCCGGAAAGGGCGCAGGCATTGCGGGCGAGCGCAGCGGCCTATGGAAGGAATACGCCAGAATTATTGGCGAAGTACGACCCAGATACGTCATCGTGGAAAACGTCGCAGCTATGCTTGGACGGGGACTTGGCGTTGTTCTCGGAGACTTGGCCGCGCTCGGGTTTGACACGGAATGGCACTGCATACCTGCTTCCGCCGTTGGTGCGCCTCACCGACGAGACAGATTGTGGATCGTGGCGCACGCCACAAGCGCGGGATGGCGATCCGAGGGGTCAGCAGTCGCCGGAGAAACGAATGACAGGTGGGCATTCAGTGAGTTTGGCGGAACAGGTGATATGGCCGACGCCACAAGCTCGCGACAGTCACAACCGGTCTGGTCAAGCACATCGCTACGAGGACGAAAAACGCTGGAATTTGCAGGATTGCTTAGCGAGCCGCGGTCAGAGTGGTTCGCTGAACCCGACGTTCGTAGAATTTCTGATGGGATTTTCAAGGGATTACACGGAGACTTAAATGGGCGTGACGGAATGGATACCGTGCCAAGTACGGCTGCAGAACCAGAAAATAGCTTGCGAAATATGTGGTTCTCAATCTCGGCTCGGTCTGCATCACAAGGACCGCAACCGGACAAACAACTCGCCAGAGAACTTGCAGACGCTTTGCCCAACTTGTCACACACGCTTGCATTGGGCCGAGGACAAGATGCCTTGGCGGCGGCATCCTGTTTCCTGCAGCGTATGCGGGAAGCCTGCACAGCGCTTGGGGTTGTGCGCAACCCACAACACACGACGCAAGAGGCATGGCAGTCCCTATCTGACGAAGAAGCAGAAAGGGCATTCTTGGCGGCTTGTGGACGAGCGGACTGGCGGAGCGGTGAGTGGCTAGGTGTCCCACGGGTTGCCGTAGGAGTTAAAAATCGCGTGGACCGCCTTAGAGCATTGGGGAACGCGGTCGTCCCCCAGATCCCTGAAATCATCGGACGGGCGATAATGCAAAGCATCAAGGACTAGGAAATGCCGGAACCAATCCAAGCACAGATAGACATGCCAAGCCAAGCAGAGATAGACCGGATTCTTTTTGCTTGGGAAACGCAATGCCGGAGGCTCTGCGATGCGGTTAGGCCATCGTTATTGATAGAGGCCGCCCGTATTGCCGCCCTCGCCGCCGCGCGGCACTAACGCCCGATAAACGCCGCGCATGATGTATCCAGCAAAATCACCAGTCTTGCGTCGCGACTTAGGTCGCTAGGCAATGCGGTGATTCCGCAAATCCCCGAAATCATCGGACGGGCAATCATGAACCATGAAAAAACCCCAGAGCGAGAAAGTGCATGATCGCCGTGCTGAGATTACGGCCATACAGGCACAGGGCACCGTTGCCGCGGTTGTTGCCGATCCCTACTCGGAGATCGGCGAGACGATCACTGTCCTGCGCGCCACCAGGGACGATCCGCTGGCCGGCATGCTGGCTCGAGGGTCGATCGATCTGGCGCAATACGCGGCTGGTCGAGAGTGGCAGCGATACTGGGAGGACGCTCAGATTGGTGCCGTGCGGGCGATAGATCCGACACGCGAGCCGGTCGACGGCAAGGGCCCTGTGCGCTCGCCCTACACGGAGAAACAGCACAAGGCCATGGAGGAATTGCGCACCGTGACGGTGACGCTCGGCTATGAGGGCAATCGCCTGGTGCGTGACATTCTGGGCGATCGCGTGCCGCTCGAGCTGGCTGCGCAACACCGCGGCCGATCGCGCAAATACATCGGGCTGCGCTTTAGGGAAACCTTGGAGACGATGGCCAAGGTCTGGGGGTTTGCGTGAACAAGTTCCTACCAGCCGTTGACAGGTCCGCTCGAGCGTCTAGGTTTGGCACGCGCAAGAGTTAACCCCCCTTGCGTGTGTTTGTGGTACTGAACTTCGGCGGCCGCGGATCTTGCCTCCCTCGGTCGCCGTTTTCTATAGGGATTTGGTCAAAACATGCGGGGCTTTAAGGAATTCGAGTGGCGTGGCGACAAGCTCATGCTTGGCACGCGCAATACCGGAGCGAAGATCCTCCCTGACAGCCAGTGGCCGGGAATGTGGCGCGTTGAATATCCGCGCGGTGTGATCAGCGATATGGCCAATCTATCTCGCGCGCGCGATGCGGCTGTCCATCTCG